GATTGGCGTATTTAAAGATGGTAAAGACATTAATTAAACTCCATATCATAATTTTATTTAGCATCACTGCTTAAGGTCATTTACCTGATTTCTTCTTAAAGTTTCTGTCGTAAAATACTCATAATAAAATGTACTTTGCAATCTCATTGGTTGATTTGGTGCATTACTTACAGTAAGATCATTAATCATATATGGGTATGCATTATGAAGTCGGGTTCTTGTAACTACATTATGAGTATCATAACTACTATTTGCTGAAAATTTTGTTCTAGAACTAGTGTTTGGTTCCAGTTTGTCGATAATAATATCTTTGGTATAATTATTATAATATTGCATCTGCGAATAAATTGTTGGCGTAATTGTGCCAGAATTTACACCTAGAGAACTTTCAAACCCAAATATAAAATCAGACCACAATCTTAAAAATTTTAATGGAGTATGATCCATATCCATCAAAAATGCAATATTCATTTCAGAGAAATTCTTGGTATGAGCATATCTAATATTAATGCCAGGAACAGGTCCTTTGAAATCTCCAGTCGCAACACTATAACCTGGAATATTAACTTCATCTGCCAAAAAACTTAACTTAATTGCATTATTAACTGCCGTATCATTCTGTCCAAAGAATTCAGGTGAACTAGCACCTTCCATCAAAAACCCTCTATTAAACATATATGATGACAGAGTTGCATCCGTATTACTACGAACGGGATCCATAAGTTCAAACGAAATATGATATTGATTTGAAGAAGCTAATCCATAGTCCCCAACTATGTTCTTTCTTATTTTATCAATGTTCATCTAAATAGGTCTAGGAACGTATATTTATATTTAGCGACGTTATTATGGCATATTGTGGTAAGTACAGACCTTCTCAACCTCAAAAGTATAAAGGAGATCCAACTAATGTTATCTACCGTTCTTTATGGGAAAGAAAATTCATGGTATGGTGTGACAGCAATCCAAATGTTTTACAATGGGGAAGTGAAGAAATTGTTATCCCTTACATCTCTCCTCTTGATAATAGGGTCCATCGCTATTTCCCAGATTTCTATGTCCGAGCAAGAACTAAAACTGGGGGGACGGAGAAATTTATTATCGAGATCAAACCGTTTAAGCAGACAGCACCTCCCCAAAAACAACAGCGTCGTACAAAGAGGTATATAACTGAAGTTACCACATATGCTGTAAATGACGCAAAGTGGAAAGCAGCAACTGAATACTGTAAAGACAGAAGATGGCAATTTAAAATCCTAACAGAAAAAGAATTAAAAATATGAGCATCATTCAAGAGATAAAAGATGAAAATGCAAATACTGTTGCTAAACAGCGTACAGTAGCATTCAACTATCTTTTCAACAACGCTAAAGATGATGTTATGGTAGGTAAGTTTTACTTATTTGAATATGATCCAAAAACAAAATTAAAATTGTCACGTTGGGACAAATATCCATTAGTATTAGTAACTAATATCTATGAAGATGGATTTATGGGAGCAAACTTCCATTATACTACTCAAAAACAAAGAATGATCCTTGCTAAAAAGTTTCTAAATAGTAACGTAAAGATTCCATTTAAATTACTACATAGATATATTATCAGTAGAGCGGATAATTTATTTTTTGAAGTTCCAGAAGAGGAACTTGTTGAATTTGCTGCGTTGCCTATAGAGCAATTTTACGATAGTAAAAATAGATTTGTTAGTAAAAAGAAAGTTCAACTAGGATCACGTAAGTAATGGCAAACACAAGATTACAATATCCAAGAACAAGCGTAGAGAATACTGGACTCTTTCTTACGTTTAGAGCATATGATTATGGTAAAGCACCAACTCCTCCAGGCGCTTTACCAGATATTCAGAATATTATTTCAGGAAGCAATAGAGATGTACAGTTAACTCAGGGTAATTTTGCTGATAACTTAATTTCTACATATGGAGATGGAGATGGTCTTGGTGCAGGGGGTGGTAGTAATAATGCTACTGGTGCAGATAATACTGGTGTAGCAAATATTTCACTATACCTTCCTCCTAAAATTGAATATCAGTATGGTGCTGAATGGCAGAAAATTTCATTCGGTGCTTTAGGTAATATGTTCGGAGCAGATGGTGCTGGAGGTTTCCTTGGTGAAGGTGTTAAATCACTTGCAGGATCAGCATCTAACTTTTTCTTTAATAAACTAAAAGCTACTGATGGATACAATGCAATTCCAAAAGTTGAAGGGTTAAGTGTAGATACGCTTATTGGTGCTGCATTTGGACAGACATTTAATGACAATACTATGCAAACTTTTAATAAAATGCAAACAAGAAGTTTTTCATTTGATTACTTGTTTGTAGCAAGAGATTCGACAGAAGAGAACGAAATTAGAAAGATTATAAAACAATTTAAACTGGGTATGCACCCAGATACAGTAGAAAAACAGAGAAGTAATTCACTATTCCTAAAATATCCCTATATTTGGAGAATTATTCCAAGTGGATATAAGGGTAAGATGAGAACACGATCTAACGGTGTTACTGTTGATGCAAATGCTAACACACCTAAAGTTAGTGAGTTTTTACCTAATACTAAATATTGTGCTCTTACAGGAATGAATGTTGACTATACTCCTGATAATGTAATTGCATTAACTCAAAATGGATTTGTTCAAGCAGTTAGATTGAGTTTGCAGTTCTCAGAACTGACAACTCTGGTCAGACAAGATATTGAAAAGTTTGAAGACCCCACACCGATTAACCAATTATAAAAATGGCATATTTCGATAAAGTTCCAGAAATTTTATATTTAAAATACGACAAAAATCCACAAAATGGTACGTATATTGCCATTAAGAACATTTTTGCTCGTATTAAACTTATTGATGATGTTGTACCCGCCGCAACCGTCTTTGATGATTATTTCATAAAAGATGGTGAAAGACCAGATACAATTTCTATGGATTATTACTCAGATCCAGGAAATGATTGGATTATTATGATGATTAATAATATTAGAAACTTATATGATGATTGGCCCATGGAACACAGTTCCTTTAATGAATATCTAAACTCAAAATATGATGATGTAACTGCAGTTCATCATTATGAAACTATTGAACAAATTCATAATGATAATATGATTTTACCTGCTGGTCTTCATGTTGGAGAAGCATATCAATTTGTTACCCCAGAAGGCAATCTAGTAAGTAAGGAAGCATCTAGAGGTCCAATATCTAACTACATTTACGAATTACGCAAAAACGACAAAAAACGAGAGATCTTAATATTAAAACCCTCGCTATTAGATGAATTTATTGAAATTTTTGAAAAAGAGATGAAATTTACTCCTAGTACAGAGTATGTGAGTTCATCTCTTAAGATTTCTAAAAATTAAACCCATTCTGGTCTACGATGTGGCAACCTGAGGTAGTTATCAGATACCCATGGTTTAGATGCAATGTACATCTTGTATGCTTCCATAGTAGTGATGCTATCGTCTAATTTATACTCGTCAGGCATTGCCCTAACGAATGGTGTGTGACCTTCCCATTTCACATAAGGAATTATCTCATCAGCAGCAATAAGAGTCCTATAGCAGGTATGGTTTTTTCCATACCGATTATAATACTCGTCACATAATGCAACGCCATGCTCAAACAACCATCTAGTATTTTCTATGGTTTCGTTTGCCCAGATAGTGCATGGATGATTACGGAATGCTCCCTTCTCCGTAGCATAGGGTGTGCCGTCTTTCTTAGGTAATGTGCCATACCCATGTCCCCACTTGTCTGAGGCGATTATAGAGAGCATCTGACAGCACTCTAGAGGCATCTTGACAATATGCTTGTCAGGTAGAACCTCAGCAGAACGCCAAGGCGATTCGTCAGTAACAAAGATGTTCATACTAAAAGTTTACTAAAGCTGATTGCTAGAAGGAACATAAGCATTATAACCACATCCCATGATTTTGTCAGTACAAAATATGGTACTGAAATCATATCTGCAACAAAATGTAATGCAACTCCAAGAGTTGTATTAATGTGAAGAACAACAAAGTAGGCAGTAATCACTAGGATACTACCAGTTATTCTCATCGGGACAATGATGTTCATTTTTTAGATTTTATCCAACAAGGTTTGCATAACGAATTTACCCAACTGCCATCAGGTGCTTGGTGTCCAACTTGAGGTGTTTCATTCGCTGGAACCATCTTACCACACCCAGAGCACTTTGTCTCCCACATCTTCATAATGTTCTCTCTAATCGGTTTGTTGCTTGGTCTGGAAAATCTCTAGGACGACTATCTAACGCATTATCAGTTCTAGGCGAACCTTCATTTGCCTTCATCGTGTGTTGAAAGTTAATCCTCTTGTATCTAATGCAGAATGGGTCAGGCATCCAATATGTCACCTGCCAATTAATTAGTGGATTCAACTCAAGATGTTTCTCTACAGAATGATTAAAAATGCCAATCTGAATATATCCATCATGAGTGACACAAGAGTTGTCACCGACTGACACGACAAATAGTTGTTTCAAAGAGTTCCTCACTGGGGTTGAGATTTTTCACAAATTGCACGGGATCCTTTTCGGACTTGTGTACCCAATGATAGCGTACACACTCAAATTCTGGATCCCATGTCTGGATACAGACATAATCTTTCATTTGCGTTTCTTTCTAGGTTTCCGTTTACCGGTATGCTTCTTTACTAACTTGTTCAATTGTTCTGCATTCAACTTGTTAAGTTGTGCATTGACATACTTTATCAATTTCTCTTTACATTCTGTTTTAGTCACGTTGTCTCCAATCATCAGGTTTGTCTTGCTGAAACCAATTCTTGATGTCGTCAGCATCAGTGAATCCCTTTCTATGGTTGGATGGATCGGGATCACCTAAACCCATCCTATTCAGAAAATCGTCGGTACTGCCTTCTTCAATCTGTTGTGAATTTTGACGACGTGCCATCTTTAACATCTCATTAGCAGATGTATTTGCTTTAGCAAGTTTCTGTGCCCATACCATGTCATCCAGTTTTACCTCTTCACCATTAGCAATACATTTACAGATAAACTCCAGTCGTAGACGGTATTGTGTAGACAGCATAAATCTAAATCACATCTTGATTATTTATCATCGACCCTTTTGACCAATTTTTTGCCGGGGTTTTTTTCCCGACTTTTTTGAAACTAAAAGGTCGATTTTGTTTTGGCAAAAAAAAGGGGATCTTTTTTTAGACCCCCCTTTATATTACATCTCTTCGTTAGCAAGAGAGTCGAAGTAACTGTAGTTGTCCTCATCCTTTTTAAG